TTAGTGGTACAGGTTGGTATCACAAGATGTATCAGATTATGATTGCACTGGCTGGTAATGCAGTTGCAAAAGGTTACCCAATCTCCGCTAATCAGATTGCACAGATGTGTAGTGAGTTAGACCTTGAGACTGGTAACTGGTATGAGAACCGACCACTAAACAAAGAAGCGGACAGGGCATTGGAGTACATATATCGTAATGGATAAGTGGCAAGTAATACAAGGACGTAAGTCTGAGAAGGACAAGATACTTTTGTATCAGGGCAAGGCAGTTGCATTTCGTGACGTGGCAATGATGTGTATTTTCTTTATGGAAAACGAAGACAATCTATATCCACCATCCAAGGGATTGAAAGGTGCGGAGATGTTTAAAGACTATATAAAGGAAGTACTAGAAACCAGAAGAGTTCCTACAGATAGTAAGTACGCCATAAGAAAAAATCACGGAGTGGTAAAAGTATAATGGGTAGAAAAATTTTAATTACAGGTGCGGCAGGATTTATCGGTTCGCATCTTGCAGACAGTCTATTGGATGATGGGTTCGATGTTATTGGAGTGGACAACTACAATGACTACTATGACCCACAAGTAAAACATGACAGAGTACAATACTTTGGTCACCAAGTTATTAAGTGTGACCTAAAAGACTTTGATGCTCTTGATTTAGTATTTAATGAACATCGACCAGATATCGTTATGCATTTGGCTGCACGTGCGGGTGTACGTGATTCTGTTGGTAATGAACAGTTGTATCATCATGATAACATCATTGCTACACAGAACCTTATTCAAGTATGTAAGATGTATGATGTACCCAAGGTAGTCTATGCATCTACTAGTTCGGTCTATGGTGGTACACCTATTCCTAAAACTGGTTGGACAGAAGATGAAGTGACTGGTCACCAGTTAAACCCATATGCATACACTAAGTATTGTAACGAATGTCAGTTCAGAATCTCTGGTCTAAACAATGTTGGGTTAAGATTCTTCACGGTATATGGCCCGTGGGGTAGACCTGATATGGCATTGTACCAATTTACTGACAGTATATGTCACGGTCATCCTATCGAAGCGTTTAACTACGGTAAGATGAAACGAGACTTTACCTATATCGGTGATATCATCGAAGGTATAAAGATTGCACTATTCTCTGATATTGAATCAAATGAAATATTTAATATTGGTAGGGGAAAGCAAGTAGAACTTATGCATTTTATTGATTGTATAGGTAAAGAACTGGGCAAGAAACCAGATGTATTTCTTGCTCCTCGACATCCTGCTGACACTCTAGAGACATGGAGTGATACGTACAAGTTGAGACAACTGGGTTACAGACCCAAAGTTAATATCGAAGTTGGTGTTGCAGCCTTCGTTCGATGGTTTAAAAATTATTACGGAGTTAAATAATGAGTGAAGTAGAAAAGGTTGATATGGAAGAAGTGTATCCTAAGATGCGTATTGGTATCGTGGGTCATGGATTTGTTGGAGGTGCGGTAGACTATGCGTTTACTCATCCAGACATTGAGAAGTTTTATGTTGACCCGAAACACAATACGACAATCGACCAACTGTTAGACTGGCAACCACACGTAACATTTGTTTGTGCCCCGACTCCAATGGCCGAGAGTGGATTTATTGATGCATCCATTGTAGAGGATGCGGTACTGAAGTTACTGGAACACACCGAAGGTGGAGTTGTTGTTAAATCAACAATCACACCAGACATTGTAGACCGTTTGTTTTCTTCAGTGTTTGAAGATGATGTAAAACGATTGACTATCAATCCTGAGTTTCTGACTGAGTCTGCATCCAAAGAACAATTCGTAATGGCGCCTTATCATATCATTGGTGGTCACCCTGACGCATGTCAAGGTCTCGCACAGTTATATGAGGTGTATAGTTTGTGTACCGCAAGTGAATTTATATTCTGTAGTGGTTCAGAAGCGGCATTCATCAAGTATGGTGTGAACGCCTTCCTTGCAACCAAGGTAACGTTCTTTAATCAAATGTATGATGCAATTCAAACATTCGGTTGTAACTATCCTACTGTTGTTAATGCGATAGGTAAAGACCCACGCATTGGAATGGGTCACACACGTGTGCCTGGCTATGATGGTAAACGTGGATTTGGTGGTGCATGTTTCCCCAAGGATACAAAAGCATTCACTATGTTCGATGAAAGCTTGACTTTACTAGACAAGTGTGTTACAATTAACAACAGTTATAGAGAAAAATATCAATTAGATGAACGTGAGGTAACAAACAATGTCAAGTATAATGGACAAGCTGAAGAAGAACAGCAAGGTGAAAACGACAGCGATACTGTCGGAGAGTAAATTTTTTACAGAAAAGGATATGGTGCCAACGTCAGTTCCAATGGTGAACGTGGCGTTAGCAGGAAGTATTGACGGTGGTGTCACGCCTGGACTAACAGTCCTAGCAGGCCCTTCCAAACACTTCAAAACCTCTTTTGCACTGCTTATGGCAGGGGCGTATCTAGAGGCGAAGAAGGATGCGGTGTTGCTCTTTTATGATAGTGAGTTTGGTAGTCCCCAATCTTACTTTGAGCAATTTGGGGTCGATACTAGCAGGGTGTTACATACGCCCATCACCAATGTCGAGGAACTGAAGTTCGATATTATATCGCAACTTGAATCAATCGACAGAAACGATGACGTAATAATCGTTATCGATTCAATTGGTAATCTTGCATCTAAGAAAGAGCTTCAAGATGCAATCGATGAGAAGTCCGTGGCAGACATGTCCCGTGCTAAAGCATTGAAGGGTCTCTTTAGGATGTGTACACCATATCTCGCAATGAAGAACATTCCAATGCTTGCCGTCAACCACACATATAAAGAGATAGGACTATTCCCTAAAGACATCGTAGGTGGTGGTACTGGTATTTACTACAGTGCAGATAACATCTGGATTCTGGGAAGACAACAAGACAAGGTAGGAACTGAGATTAAAGGTTACCGCTTTATAATCAATGTGGAGAAATCTCGTTATGTTAAAGAGAAATCTAAAATACCTATCACAGTATCTTGGGACGGTGGTATCGCAAATTACAGCGGGCTTCTGGACGTTGCTCTCGCTGGTGGTTATGTCGCTAAGCCTTCTAACGGTTGGTACTGTCCTGTTGACCGCAGTACTGGTGAACTGGTGTCACCAAAAGTTCGTGAAAAGGACACTCTTCAAGAGGAGTTCTGGAGACCAATCTTTGACGGAACAGACTTTGCAGAGTTCATCAAAGCCCAATACTCAATCGGACTCGCCCAAAAAGTAGACATGGAAGAGATTGTAAATGCAGAATGAGATTGAATCTAAACTAAGTGAAGATGTTCATTACCAGATTATTCCATCCGATGATAAACACGGGTGGAATATTCGACTACTTGAAGAATTCCCTGAGACAGTAATTACATTTGATGTTATTGAGATGGTTGAGGACAAGGAACAAATCAGTTTCAACTTCGCAATCGTTTCAACACCTGATGGAGATTTAGATACAACTAACTTGCCATTACAGGAGTATTGTGGTAGAATACTTACTAGTTTACTGGAAGTTGCTGTATCAGACGGAACCCTTGTTGCAGAAGACAAGAAGACGGGTGAAATACTAGCATCAAACGAATTACAAGATGAAGCGGAGGAATTATATAATGAATATCAATCTGGAACAGACGATACTGAGGAACCTACTCACTAATGATGAGTACATGCGGAAGGTGGGTGCATTCCTATCTCCCGATTACTTTCAAGGTACTTACAAAGGATTATTCAAAGAAGTAACCAAGTTCGTTGCAAAATACAACAAACTGCCATCACTCGAAGCTTTCAAGATTGAGATTGATGAGAACAACTCTATGGGTGAGGATGATTACCGTACTGGAGTAGAACTTCTTCCCAACCTATTTGAACCCGAACCTGAGAACCTTGAGTGGTTGGTCGAACGCACAGAGAAGTGGTGTCAAGACCGTGCAGTGTTCAATGCGGTAATGGAGTCCATCTCTATCATTGATGGTAAACATCAAACCCTACAAAAGAATGCGATACCCGATGTCCTATCTAAGGCATTGGGTGTTACGTTTGATACCAATATTGGTCACGACTATCTTGCGGATGTCGATGGTCGATACAATTTCTATCACGAACAAGAAGAGAGAATACCCTTTGATTTGGATTACTTTAATCAGATTACTAAAGGGGGACTTCCAAACAAAACACTCAACATTGCACTTGCTGGCACTGGTGTTGGTAAGTCTTTATTTATGTGTCACGTTGCTGCAAGCGGGTTAGCACAAGGTCATAATGTTCTATATATTACTATGGAAATGGCAGAAGAACGTATCGCAGAACGTATCGATGCGAATCTACTGAACGTACCTATTGACCAACTGGAGAATCTATCTAAGGATATGTTCACCGACAAGGTTGGTCAGATTGCAGCCAAGACCCAAGGTAAACTTATTATTAAGGAATACCCGACTGGACAGGCAAACACTAGTCACTTCCGTGCATTGTTGAATGAGATGAAGTTGAAGAAAAACTTTGTCCCTGAGATTATCTTTGTGGACTATTTGAATATTTGTGCATCTTCTCGTATGAAAGGTATGGGTGGTGCAATCAACTCTTATTCTTATATCAAGTCTATTGCAGAAGAATTGCGTGGACTTGCAGTTGAGTTCAATGTACCTATCATGTCTGCTACACAGACTACACGTTCTGGTTATGGTAATGATGATGTTGGTCTGGAGGATACATCCGAATCATTCGGTTTACCCGCAACCGCTGACTTAATGTTTGCACTTATATCTAATGATGAACTAAATAACCTTGGTAAGATTATGGTTAAACAGTTGAAGAACAGATACAATGATGCAACTGGAGCGAATGCCAAGTTTACCGTCAAGGTTGACCGTAGTAAAATGCGACTGACCGATGATGATGATGAAGAAATGTTCCCCGATAATGACAGAGACAAAGGGTGGGACGATAAACCAATCTTTGATAATAGTCCGTCAGGCCAGAGAATGTCTCAAGAAAATAATAAATTTAAAAACTTTAAACTGTAATAGGAATCTAGATGGAATACTATGCTTGGCCGTTGGTCACTACAGCACTCATGTTTGTATCTTACTGGATAGGTAAGATTACTTCATTTGCTGATGGATTTGATGAGGGTCATGACGAAGGATGTCAAAACGGCAGTGTTGCAACTGCCAAAGTGATACTTGAATATATGCGTAGTACATACGACATCAACATAAGTGACTTTGAAATAAAAGAAATAGTTGATGGGATAAGTATAACGGAGGTTGAAGCAAAAGGATAATGTACGCAAAGGAAATAACTACCCCCGACATATTCTGTGAAGAGATTAAGAGGATGTGTTTACGATGGGCAAGAGAAGTTCTTGAAATGCCAAGTCACTACCCACGTCAACACTCATACTTAAAACGAAGAGACTTGAAACACAACGTTATCAACTCCACCCCTTGGTCGGAGTGGGATAAGATTGTTGACTTGGTCGGTAGTGAAGAAGCAAGGGAAATAAAACGCAGACAACTTAAAATGTTGCGTAAGTACGGTGAGGTTGATAGGATTGTTATACAACAGTACGACTTACCCGAAGAGATATGTAAACTGATACAGGACGAGGTCTTTGAATTCTGGGGTATCCCACATTCCGAGACGATGCCAATCTTACAGATACAACACGGTGGTGAGTTACTACACCCCCACAAAGGTCATGCAAGGAAGGCAAGTATGTTCTGTTTATTATCGGGAGAGGGAGAGGTTACTAAGTGGTATGATTCTAAGGAAGACTTAACCATACCGAAGTCATTTCATATTCCCGATATGGATAAACTAACAGTAGTTGAGGAACATGTATTGAGAGAGGATAAGTGGACACTATTCAACCACGAGGCATGGCATAGTGTTCATAGGAACAGTACAGTAGGAACTAGAATCAACATTGGTGTTGATTTTAAAACAATGGATATTAACGAGTGTATGGAGTATTTTAATGAGTGAAGTAAAACTGGTCGCAATTTCAAAACCAAGTGCTATAACGGATTGTCGCACTGCGAGTGAGTTGGTCGCATATACGGCTAGGGTGAGTAATCCCGCTAACCAGAGTAACAAAAAGACCGCACCCAAGTTGTTAAACTATTTGATTAAAGAGAATCATTGGTCACCATTTGAGATGGTGCATATGACGATGGAGATTAAGACTACTCGTGACATTGCACGACAGATTCTACGTCACCGTTCGTTTGCATTCCAAGAGTTCTCTCAACGGTATGCAGTGAGTGAGAACCTTGATGTGGTACGTGAACCACGTCTACAGGATGAGAAGAACCGACAGAACTCTGTTGTGACAGATGACAAACATATTCAACACGAATGGGGTCACGCCCAAGCAAGAATACGTAACTTCGCAAAGAAAGAGTATGCTGCTGCCCTCAAGTTGGGTATCGCAAAAGAACAAGCACGTGCATTGTTACCCGAAGGTCTGACCGAAACTACACTCTATATGGCTGGTAGTCTACGCAGTTGGATACACTACTGTGACCTCAGACGTGCAAATGGTACTCAGAAAGAACACATGATTGTTGCAGAACAGTGTTGGAAGGTTGTGGAAGCACACTTTCCAGAGATTGCAGATATGACCAATGACTGAGATAGTAATACGAAACCAAGAATTCCTTGATACTCTGAATAGTATATCAGATGAATTCTTTTCGTATGAAGACTATGATGACCCAAAGTACTTGTTACATGCAGGCGACATAGACAACGGTGAGTTCTATTGTAGTCGTGAACATCTCATGGAACAATTCCAGAGACAAGACGAACACATAGGATTCCCCCAATCTCACATGGGACAACCCATCACTAACATGGTCAAGAAAGACCCTGATAAGTGGGCAGGATATATGCAGAGGGTCAAGTTTGATTTCGCTGCTGAGATTGGCGCTCACACATCCGCACTGTTGAACTTTTATCCCGCTGGTGGATTCGTGGGTTGGCATACCAACTGGAATGCGAATGCATATCAGATATTGTTTACCTACTCCAAGACAGGTAATGGTTACTTCTCTTATTATGATAAGAAGTTAGATGAGGTTGTCACTATCCAAGATAAGAAAGGATGGCAGGCACGTCACTACTACTTTGGTGCGTTGGATGAACCTGACCATCATTGTTGGCACTCAGCATATGCTGGTGGTGAACGACTCACCCTAGCTTACAAGTTTGTTAACAATGGACTGCATAGTCCCCAGAATGAACAAGCAATAAAGATGCGGGATTTATTGATAGAAGAAATTGAATTAAGTGCTTGACTTTTCCCCAGTATGGTGATATACTGTGTACATGATGAAAAAAATAGTGATAGGAATGGTTGCGGTAGGTCTACTCGCGGCAGTAACCGAATCAGCAACTCAAACCCCAGATATCGACAGAACACAAGAGTTCAGTCTATACTCTGAACGAGACATCCAATGTCTTGCCCTCAACATCTACCACGAATCACGTAATGAATCCTTTGCGGGACAAGTTGCGGTTGCGGATGTAACTCTAAATCGTTTACACGATTCCAGATACCCATCAACAATATGTAACGTGGTCAAACAATCAAAACTAAGTCAATGGCACCTTGAACAAGGACGTGAAGTTCCCGCAAGGAATAAATGTCAGTTCTCTTGGTTTTGTGATGGGAAATCTGACGAACCTAGAGATGGGGATAGTTGGTTAATATCACAACAAGTTGCACGGAGTTTCTTGACGTATGGAGAGTTCCGTGGTTTAACAGAAGGTGCGACACACTATCACGCATCCTACGTCAACCCTAATTGGGTCAATGACCGTGGTATGAATATGGTGGGTAGTATCGGTGAACATATATTTTATAGGTGGAACTAATGAAGATAGATTACAAATACAACGAAGACAAAGCAATCAAAGAATTGCTCGACTATATTAACGGGACGTATGGACAACACTATTCAAAGAATAAGTTTCAGGCAACTGAGTTTATTATCGATGGTGGCCATGGTGATGGTTTCTGTATCGGAAACATCATGAAGTATGCACAACGATATGGTAATAAAGATGGTTTCAATCGTGCAGACTTGATGAAGGTCTTACACTATGCAATCATTCAATTACATGTGCATGACCATTACGAGAGGTAGTTATGCAGACATTTCACGGTTCAATGAAGTATGACATGCATGGTCGCAAACGTAAGACCAATGCGTGGAAGAAGACCCCCAGACGCAAACCAGAATTCAAACCACTAGAGAATTACTCTATTGGTCAAGAAGGTATCTCACATCGTGAGAAGTATCCTTCGGTAAGTGACATGGGATATGTCCCACAAGTAGACAACTCATACAAGCTTGAGGAGTCCAAGAACTTCACGGTTGCGCCCGCATACAATAAAGGTGCATACCAAGTTATCCCACGGGGTGACGTTAAACACATAGGTAAATAATATGGATATAGGATTAGTCTTTATAGGTGGTTTCATGCTCTTCTGCACAGTAGGTGTTGTGTTGTTGGTACGGGACGGTGAATACAGAAAGACGTTTGACAAGTCAGATATCAAATATCGTGACGGTGATAATACCTAAAAATAATTTAAAAAACGCTTGCCTTTTGATGCTGTTGTTGTTATAATAAGTATATAATCAAGAAAGGAGAGATTATGAAAGTATTGACAAAACACGGATTATTAGATTGGGACTTCATTGGCCCAATGCTAGGGTTGACAGTTTTATTGGTTATTGGAGAATTGGTATGAATATATTAGAATATGATGTTTACGAGTCATTCAACAAGAATGGTTCATCAAGGAAAGGTGAGATTACCACCACCTACGATACACTTTATAATCTCTTTGGTAAACCGTCTTACACAGACGCAGACCCATATGAGAAGGTATCTTGTGAGTGGGTTCTGAATGTCAAAGTCGAAGACGAAGATGACTACACCTATGAACAGGTTTCCATCTATGCATGGAAGTACGGTAGAATTCCTACCGAAGAATGTCAGTGGAACATCGGTGGTTTCAACTACGATGCAGATGCGATTGTCGAAACAATTATTGAAAAGGGTATTGAACCCGCATATAGTGAGGTAGCGTAATGAGTCAGATGGGACAGTTTGTTTTTGAATGTCAGGAGATTGCGGAAAGCAATTACAATGAGTCAAGAGACGTGGTAGTTGCTGAGGTTGAAAAGACCTTCATCAAACGACCACAAATAATTTCGATGGCGATGACGGCAACGTTAGACCATTGGGAAGAGATTCAATCAGATATGGGAAACTATTTCTGATTGGTAATATTAACCTTAACTAAGGAACTATGAAAAAAACATTTCAAACTAGGAGACCACAACGTCCTAAACCAAAAGTGTGGCCTAAAGACGGTGCGAGGCAAGTCACCGTCAGATTCGATGATGTGGAGACTGCATTAAAGATTTTTAAGAAGAAAATAAAGAAGTCTAACATTCTCTTAGATTTGAAGAAGAACGAATTCTTTGAAACTAGGAACGAGAAGAGAAGGATTGCAAAGAACAAGGCAATCCGCAGAGTCAAAAACCAGAGAAGGAAAGACGCTGAACTCGCAGAGAGAATGAAGTTCCGTTACAGATAAGTCACTTTATTGTCACACAACTGTAACAATCCATATAAATAAAAGTATATGGAGAAAAGAAATATGTGGAAGAAATTACACAAACTTATGAAGTCTGCTAGACTACACAAAGTTATAAATATGTCAATAGGTTAAAGGAGTGTACCATGAAAAAGACGAAACGTATAAAGTCTCGTCATGCACGGGTACTGTTCGCAAAGGACAGTCCTTTTACCCACAAGGTTGTGCCTGACAAGACAAAGTATAACCGCAAAAAGAATCCCCGCAAAGTCGGGGATTTTTCTTATCTGCCTATTCGTTTTATAATCATTCCAGAGATGTCATGTTTGTGATACGATTTTGCACGTGGGTTATTATGATGTTCCTCGTGAAACCCTTCTCCGAACGTCAACATACCTAACCACCAATCGGTATTGGGTTGTCTGTTCCTGTGTGAATATGAGAAGACCAAACTACCAACCAACTTAGATATTCCAGCTGGTGCTAACCACAAATAGATTATTGCTTGTGGGTCAGTCAATAGAAGTATCAATGCCCAACAAGAGATAATCTCCCAATATCGGGATGCTTGTACCCTGTACCTTTCTACCTTCAACATGTCCCTTACATACGAGAACTTGGGTATCGATAACACTTGGGTAAAGTATGCACGTACCCATCCCTTATAGTAAGGTGAGTGAGGGTCTTTATCTGTATCTACAAACTGGTGGTGTTCTCTATGTTGTGCAACCCAACCAAGTGCGGGCCCGACCATCATAATATGTGCAAAGAACAACATGACATACTCAAACCATAACGGGGATTTGAATGTACGGTGTGATAGGTATCTGTGGTAACCCATACTGATACCGAAGGTCATGATGCAGAAGTACATGACTGCGGTGGCCATCCATTGCCACATGTTTGCATACAGAATCATTGGTATGATACTAAGTATTGCGAGTACTTGACCCACCAATAATTTTATTACAAATGTCTTTTTCATTGGTCTTTCCTAAATTCTCGGAACCTTCTTATCTCTCCGTCATAGAACAACATCTTGTACCAAGGTGTGTCTCTTCTCATTCGAGGAATCGTGTACTCTATCTTCTGTCCGCCTTTGTCTATCCAAATGACGTGATAACCAATCCATCTTTTAGATTGATACCATTGTGCTTTACCACCATGCATCAACCATTGTTCCAAAACAAAGAAGTAGCAGTTACTTTTGTTCGTGAATAGTCGCACTGGCCAGAACCAGATGAATATAAAACACCCGATAATCGTTAATACTTTTCGTACAATATTGTTCATATAACTATATATAAAGACCCTCGTTCGTATAAATAACAGCGTATGGATATATTTACCCTAATAAAAGAATTGGGGTTCCCTATCGCATCCGCCTTAATCGGTGGGTTCTTTATGTTTCTGACACTCAAGTATATAATGGACGGTGTAATTGGTCAGGTGGATTCCCTCAAAGGGATAGTAGGTAGCCTTGATAATCGTGTAAAAACTATGAACCATGATATGGTTCGTATGGATACTACCATGTGTGTTGTTCTCGGAATAAGACCTGACCTAAACAGGATAAGTCGAGCAGACGGCAAAGAGGATGCGAGGAGAGACTAGTTGATAGACCCTATTACAGCAGTTGCTACGGCAACAGCAGCGTTTAATGGAATTAGGAAAATGGTCGAAGCGGGACAAAACATTGAGTCCACCTTTGGTCAAATCGGTAAGTGGTACGGAGCAGTTGCTGACTTCAATGAAGCAAAGAGACAAGCAGAGAACCCACCACTTTTTAAAAGATTAGTAAACAAAACTTCTGTTGAAGAAGAGGCAATGAATGTCTATATTCAACAGAAGAAGATTAAAGAACAGGAAACACAATTACGTGAACTCTTACTCTACATGTATGGCCCTAGTGCGTACACTGAGTTGACTGAGTTACGAAGAACTATAAAAGATAAACGAGAAAAGACTGTATACGCACAAGCGAGAAGACGTAAGGCATTCTTCTGGAACGTGGTTGGTTGGTGTACGGTTGGTGTTCTCGGAACTGGGTTATGGATGATTGTTGTGTGGATGTTAAGTTATGGTGGGTGATGGAAGTAGATATAGTAACACAGGTTAAAGACTTTGGATTTCCAGTAGTTGCAGCGGTAGGAATGCTCT